AATATAATGCTACTTTTGCGTTAAAATTATTAGAAATTTCTCTGCATATTTCTTTGAATATTACAGAGAGTTCTCTATATTTGCCATGTAAACACAAACGCAATACAAATGCAATACAGCATCAAATGAGCGAAGATAACAATAAAATATTCAGAAAACAAATGAGTTATGAGCGTAGAAGATCGAATGGAAAGGACATCGGTGGGCATCTGGAGGGTGTTCGCGGTGGTGGTCGCAGTGGCGTTGATGGTGAACGCGGTGCAGGCGGTTGCGGGGAAGGCGGAGTTCGCGTGGTGGCACCTGGGGACGCTGGGGATAGCGATGAGTTTCGGGGAGGCAACACAGGCCATCGGAAGGCTAAAGGCGGTCGCAAGGCTTTTGAGGCTGCGATGGCGTGGCTGTTCAATCCGGAAAGCAATCTGGACGCGTGGATGCTGAAAGGCAGCGTCACAAGGGACTGGGCTGGCAGTTACATTCGTTAATATTCTTTGGGTATGGAAAGAGATAGTGTCAATAGGGATAAGTTCAGCGACCTGATGGCCAAGCATCATATGGATGCCGGAGTGAACATTGTCAGAATTTGGAATAAGACGCAGGATGGAGAGGACATAAGGCCGCTTGCGAGGGAGTTCATCGCTGACAGGCTTGGGCAGTGCCTTGCGGCTTGGGAGTGCGCCGCCGGTGTGTGGAGACTTGACAAGGGTGGGATGCCGGAGCGTGATCCCGGGAAGTGGAACTGGGATGAGCTCGTGAAATTCATTATGGTGACGCTTGAGGAGGATGTGGTCTGATATGTTGGTTCATTACATAGTGGAAGGAGTGATGCTGGTCGGTGTGGTTGCGTTGTACTGGTGGGCGTTCAAGGAGGATGACGATAAGTAATAGGTCTTGGCAAATCCATCAACGAGGTCCTGAGATGACCGACCAAGCGTAGCGCCGTGAGGCGTGAACAATTCCGCGATGCTCCGTGGGGAGCGACTTAAAAGCGAGTAGGCACAAATAACCTTTTTTGTCGAAAATCATAAGTTTTAGTCATTACCGGTTCGAGTCCGGCGCGGGATCTCAGTTTTATCAATTCAATTACGGCGTTAAGGAGCGTCGGGCGGTGAGAGACCGTATGTTTAGATAGTGTTGAGTTAAGTAAGTTTGACAGCCGGGAAAGACCGGCAACTCCCCGGAAAGGGCAGGATATGGGTCCCTGCCGGCACGTAGGCAGACTTGCGTAGGATGTAAAGCCCAGGAGGGCGGGGTCTGCTCCGAAAGCGTCGCGCGATGTGAGCGGTTCGATTCCGTTCCCGGGGGCGAAATTGGTTAATCAGTAATATTATGAGTTCAATAGCACGAAAGATTCAGAACAGGTTGGCGCGGAAGACGGTCAACCGGATAATCAAATCACCAGCGGTGACGAAGACAGGAAAAGGCAAGAGGTACAGAGTGCAGTGGATACAAAAACTCACCGCGGCCAGACACTGCGGTGAATTGCTTGAAAAGCAGATAAGACACGACAACTGGAACTGATCCGGAATATGTCGGGCAAGGTCATTCGGGAGACTTTCCGGCAAGAGTTAGGATCGCCCGGTTGATGAACTCGGTCTTGTTGCCTTGATAGGAAGAGAGGAACGCGTCAACCTCGGGGGTGGACTGGAAGGTGTAGGACTTTCCGTGGGGCTTGGACTTGCGGCCGGCACCGGAACGGGCACCGCCCCAGGACGCGGACTCGGAAGGAGTTTGTGAAGATGACAGATTTTTGTTTTGCATACAAAATGTGTTAAATTTGCGGAAGACAGCCAAACGAGAGGGGATGTTTCGGATCCCCTCCCTCGGAAAACTAAAGTGTAACCTCTACAAGTGTTATCACTATTTTCCAAATTCTGATTTTAAGAACTTCGACTCTCATATTTTCAGAAGTTTGGCTGTTTTTTCTTACTCCCTTTCAAGCGTTTCAGATTCCTCTTTCGCGGCTCTCCCTGAACCGCAATACAAAGGTACGCATTTATTTTGAATTACACAATTATTTTTCAAGATATTTTTAATTTATTTTATTGATATTCAATGAGTAAAGAGTTTCTATTAGAGACGCTTGGAATCAGGGACACGAGGTTGATTCCAGAGGCTTTGATGGAGGTGCTGTTCGGAGATCCGGCCAACAGACACAAGTTCTACAGGGCTATGCTGGAGGCGAACGACTTTGCGATGGACAGGGAATGGTTCCAGCCCATCTACGAGGCGGAGCTAAGCGAGCGCGGTCAGAAAAAGCAGGACTTTACTCCGGCGGCCGCTTCGCAGCTGGCTGCGATGATCACCGACAACGGTGCACGCAGACAAGGGATTCTGGAGCCGACCGCCGGAAACGGCTCGATGATCATAGCCAAATGGTGGGAACTATGCCGAAAGCGGATTCCGTTCGACTATTACCCGAACGACAATCCGGTCGAGTGTTGGGAACTTTCGGACAGATCGATACCGATACTCCTTTTCAACTTGTCGGTCAGGGGAATGGTTGGGGATGTCTATCACGGGGATGTTCTGGAGCAGCGGGTTATAGCGCATTACCGGCTGATCAACAAGCGGAATGACGCGCTTGGATTTTCGGAAATATTCAAATTATCATAGTCATGAGCACAATTAACGAAGAATACGAGCATTGGTTCAAAAACAAGGAGTATATGGTCAGAGACTCGACGCTGGCAGCGTATGACTTGATGTACAGGAATCATATCAAAAATGATGAGATTGCGAATATGGAAATCAAAAACATACGCTCCAGACATCTTCAGGATATGATAGGTCGGCTCCATCAAACCGGACTTAGCACAAAATCCATAAAGGACATTATAGTCCTTGTCAAAATGATAATGGGATGGTTTTTGGACGGCTTAGATCTCTACTTGCCAAAATTCAATTTACAATATCCTCGCGAAGAAGGCGCAATGAAAGAACTAGAGACATACTCTCCGGAAGAATTGAGACGCCTTGCTGGATACATCATGGAGCATCCGTCCTACGAGGGAATCGCCATCCTGATCACAATGATGACCGGACTACGGATCGGGGAGGTCTGCGGGCTGAAATGGAGGAACGTTGACCCTAAAGAAAAAACGATCACTGTCGATTGCACAATTGCAAGAGTGTATATTCCAAAGACATTCGGCAGCACGAGCGAAAAAAAGTCATACGTTCGGGAAGGGATACCAAAGACCAGATCCAGCAACCGATGCATCCCCATTACGGCACAGCTCGCAAAGTGTCTCGCGAAAGTAAGGGGAATAATGCCTGACAATTTTTACATCGCAAGCGGAACAGAAAAGTGCACAGAGCCAAGAACCTTTCGGCATCACTTTAATAACCTTTGCAAAAAAGCTGGGGTAAGAATAATCAAATTCCACGGCCTAAGACACTCGTTCGCGACAAATATGATCCGAGGTGGAGCGGACATCGCCAGCGTGTCGAGAATATTGGGGCACTCGGATATATCCACAACTCTGGATATCTATACCCATGCCAGTATGGACTCTAAGAGGGAGGCAATAAAAATCATAAGCAAAGGGCTGAAACTATTAGACTGAAATCAATAATATTCATTAGATATGGCAATCAAAGAGATTTGGGAGACAGCGGGCCAGAAACAGCGGAATGATTTGTTGACGTTAATCGTGATGGATGGGGTATCGTACCCAACGGCATATTCCTGGTGCAACGGGACGAGGCGGCCTAAGCCGCTCTATCAGGAGAACATCAGGAAGTACGTCAAGGATGTCTTCGGGGTCGAGGAGTCCGTGGAGGAGTTGTTTCCTGAAAAGCGGTAGGCTATGTACGCCGACAAGGATTCAAGAGGCCTGATCTCGGTGTTCGAGATGGACAGGCCGGAATGGTCGGCACTGCGCGGGGCGTGCCAGATGGCCGTGCAGCTTTGGGAAGTCCAGTTGATGGAGTTCGCAGGGCTTGAACCGGCACGGATGCAGACTTGGGAGATCCAGCGCAAATGCCATCTTGAGCAGAACATCGGCATCGCAAGGAAGCTGATTTTCGAGATAGACCAGGCTAACGAGAGAGTGGACGATGATTCCTGCAAAAGGATATTCGAGAGTGCGGACAATGGCCAGGCCATAGATTTATTTGACTTATGATCCCCGACTATGTAAAAGACCAGATCAAGGAGCGGGACATCGTCTCGATCATCCAGGACGAGGGCGTGGAGCTCAAGCGAGAAGGCAGCCACTACAAATGCTGTTGCCCTTTCCACGGGGAGAAGACTCCTTCGTTCGTGGTGACGCCATCGAGGAATATGTACCACTGCTTCGGGTGCGGACGTACCGGCGACGCCATCAGCTTTGTGATGGAGAGGCGCGGGATGACGTTCTACGAGGCGGTGGAGCATCTTGCCGGACGGTTGGGAATCGACTACGAGAAGAAGGAGCCTACACCGGAGGAGAAGGCGGCGGAGTTCAGACGGTCGCAACTGATGACGGTGAACAAGCTGGCCTCCGAGTGGTTCATCCAACGGTACAAGGAATCACCTGGAGCCAAGGAATATGTCCTGAAGAAGCGCGGGATCAAAGCCGAGACCGCCGAGCTGTTCTGCATCGGCTACGCTCCAGAGAAAGGAGGCCTGAAACAGTACCTGACGGGACTTGGATGGAAGGAGGACGTGCTGCTTGCGGCAGGACTGGTCAAGAGGAACGAGGACACCGGGCAGGTCTATGACTCGTTCAGGCACAGGATAATGTTTCCGGTGTTCTGGACAAGCGGCTACATAGCGGGTTTCTCCGGACGGTACATCGGTGACAAGCCGGGCGTTCCCAAGTACCTGAACACCGGGGAGACTGAACTGTACAAGAAGAAGGGAATCCTTTTCGGGTGGCTCCAGGCGAATATGCAGATCTACGCCACGAAGCAGGCTTACCTTGTCGAGGGCAATCTGGACGTATGCCGGCTGCACGAGATCGGGGTGAAGAATGCCGTGGCTCCGTGCGGAACGGCTTTGACTCAGGACCAGATCGACCTGCTGAAATCCAGGGCCGAAAGGGTCACGATCATCGGGGACACAGACGAGGCCGGTATCGAGGCGGTCCAGAAGAACGCCAAGCTGATGACGGAGGCGGGGCTTTCGGTCAGTGTGATGGAGTTGCCGCCGGAGCTTGGCAAGGATGCTGATGAGTTCTTCCGGACACATCAGCACGAATTTGACGAATGCAACCTCCAGAGGACGAACGATTATATTCCTTGGATCTGCAAGAGATGGATGGAAGCAGCCGCTTCGCAGACGGAGAAGGCCGCCGTGATCACCGAGGTCTGCAAGCTGCTGGCCAAGGTGCCGGACCAGAGTTCGGCGGATATGTACAGGGAGACCTTCACGAAGACCTACAAGTTCGGTAAGATCTGGAACCAGGAATATTTCAAGGCCAAGAATGATCAGGAGCGGGCGGAGGCGAAAGAGGACGGAACCAAGGAGATGCTCCAGAACTATGGCTTCTACGTCAAGAACAACTGCTACTATGGGGCTTCAAGATCCGGGAACGATGTGAGGTGGAGCAACTTCACGATGACTCCGATCCTGCACATCCGGGACGAGAAGAACGCAAGGAGAATCTTCACGCTGCGGAATGTCAAGATGCAGGAGGCTGTGGTGAAGCTGAACCAGAGCGAGCTCGTGTCGTTCACGGATTTCAAGACTCGTGTCGAGACAGCCGGCAACTATGTCTGGGAGGCCACGGCCAACGAACTCACCTCTCTTAAGAAGTTCCTCTACGACGGCACGCCTTCGGCTGATGAGATCAAGCAGCTGGGTTGGCAGAAGAAGTGGGGCTTCTATGCCTGGGGCAACGGCGGCCTTGACAACGGCACGTTCAAGCCGGTGGACAAGTACGGAATCATCGACATCAAGGGTCAGAAGTTCTATCTTCCTGGTTGCGCGCTGGACACAAGGGACAACACCCAAGGCTACCAGCTGGCAAGGAAATTTGTCTATACGGAGGCTAACACCATCACGCTGCGGGAATATTCAGAGAAACTCATCACCGTGTTCGGGGACAACGCCAAGGTGGCGCTTTGCTTCCTGTTCGCGTCGTTGTTCAAGGACGTTGTGACATCGGTGACAACATCGTTCCCCATTCTGGATCTGTTCGGCCCGAAGGGCACGGGAAAGTCGGAGCTGGGTCATTCGCTGACTTCCTTCTTCGTGACGGGCAACATCGCGCCGAACATCAACAACACGACCAAGGCGGCTCTTGCCGAGGCGGTGGCGGAGGTGAGCAACGCGGTGGTGCATCTCGATGAATATAAGAACAACCTTGATCTGGAGAAGCGGGAGTTCCTTAAAGGAATATGGGACGGCGCGGGGCGTTCGAGGATGAATATGGACAACGACAAGAGGCGCGAGACCACGGCTGTGGACTGCGGGGTTGTGATGAGCGGTCAGGAGATGCCGACCGCCGACATCGCTCTGTTCAACCGGCTTGTGTTCCTGACATTCAGCAAGACAACGTTCAGCGACCAGGAGAAGAGGAACTACGAGAATCTGAAGCTTATCGAGAAGCGAGGGCTTACGCATCTGACGAACCAGTTGTTGCAGTTGCGCTCCAAGTTCCAGACGGATTTCAGAAGGGTTTGGGATGAGACTTTGTCGGACATGAATGACAGGGTGCGTTCGTACAATGTCGAGGACAGGACACTGAGGAACTGGGCAATTCTGCTGGCGGCCTACCGGGCTTTGAGGACGGACATCGACGTGCCGTTTGACAGCGAGGAGATATTCAGGCTTTGCTGCAAGGGTTGTGTGGATCAGAACCAGAAGACTAAGCAGAACAACGAGCTTTCGGGCTTCTGGGAGATTGTGGAGAATCTGGTGGCATCCGGGCAGGCGTACATCAACATCGACTATAAGCTTTGCGCCGGGGACCGTCCGTTCGCCATCAAGGAGTCGGATGTTCCGTTCGAGCCGAAGCACGGAGTGCGGTACATCTATCTGGCTTTCCAGCGGCTTTCGGCTCTCTATATGAAGGAGGGCAAGGACGTGAACGGCAAGGTGATCCCGAGGGATTCGCTGAAGTACTATCTTGAGCATTCACCGGAGTTCATAGGTACGGCCAAGTCGATGCGGTTCAAGCTGCTGGAGAACAAGACCTACGTGTCGAGCAATCCGGAGACCGGCAAGAGCCGCGTCACCACGGCGATGGTCTTTGACTATGACGCGCTGAAGGTCAATTACGGAATAGATCTGGACATTTCTACGGACACGTTGGAGATCGGTGACAACCGCACGGCGGCCAGCGCTCCCCCATCGGTCACCGAGCCAGCCGAAGCGGTTGATGCCGAACTTTGGGAGGAGTGATGGAAGACCTGAGGAGATATGTCCTGTATTCCAGGGAGCAGGAGGAGGCGTTCCGGAACAGGTACGCCAATGTGATTGCGGCCAGGCGGCGGGCGTATGTGAAGTGGCTGCGGAGCCTCCCTCTTCTGGAATGGGTGGATTATCTCGTTCAGGTCTCCCCACGTGACTACGAGGCTGTCATCGGCCTGATCTGCGTCTGTCATCAGGAACGCCTTGTCAGTATCACTTTCAGTCCCGACTACCGCCGGATCAGACGCGATCCGGACACCGACGAGGAGGTCGAGGCCGTTTTCGGAAAAAAGAAAAAGTAAAAATAATCGCCAAAAATTTGGTAAATGTTAAGAAATTCCTTATCTTTGTAGTGCAATCAAAACAATAACGGTAATGAGATACTCGGAAGTCATAAGGAAGCTGAAGAAAGGCGGATGCTCTTTCCTCTCGCACGGTAAAAACCACGACTGGTGGTTCAGTCCGATAACAGGAATAAAGTTCCAGATACCGCGACACAGCAGCCAAGAAGCGAAAGACCGGACATTGGAGAACATAAGCAAGCAATCGGGGGTGGAACTATAACCCACCCCAATGCTTAACAAATATTTAATTAATAAAATCAGATATGAAGGCAAAGGTTTATATCGCGAGAGGTTCGGACGGAACCTTCGACGCAACAATGGAGTATAACAAAGCGATTCCATTCGGACTTCTCGGTCAAGGCAAGACAGCCAAAGAAGCCATAGAGGACTTTTACAACTCTTATGAGGAGGCAAAGCAGATGCTTGCGGAAGAGGGCAAAGAGTGTCCGGATGTCGATTTTGAGTTCTACAACGACGTTCCCTCTTTCCTCCAACAATATGCGTTTATCCTAACGCTTGCCGGACTGGAGAAAGTAACCGGAGTGAGCCAGACCATTCTTAGCCACTACATCAGCGGCTACAGGCATCCTTCCCCGAAGACCGTGAAGAAAATCGAGGAGGGCATAAAGAACTTCAGCCAAGAACTATCGTCTGTCAAATTCGCGTAATTGTTTGGTAGCATTACTTAGTATGGTGCGGCCTTGGGAGTTTCTTCCAGGGCTTTTCTTTTGGGTAAGGGCCAATGAAGAGGGTTAATCTTCGTCCGCCCTTACGATTTTTATTGGAGGAAAGTGGGTGGAATGGGGATTTCAAAGGGCCAAAGCGAAAACCATAAGCAAAAAGAGTGGATTTGCTTACGATTTTCACCAAGAGGGTGATTTTCGGGGGAAATGGGGAAAATGAGGAAAATCGGAGTGGTTGTGCCAAATTTTGGCACAAATAGGATAACTATTTTCACATATATTCAAATAAAACAAAAGTTTATCTTGTGCTATCTATTGTAGTTCTTCAATAAATTACGTAAATTAGTGAAAAATTATTTTGCTGAGGAAACGAAAAACCCCAACTACACTAACTACACTAACTACACTTGAAGTAAATGAATGAATATTAACGAAATAAGGTGTAGTTGCGGTGTAGTTGAAGAACTACACTCCAACTACATTCAACTACACTTGGGCAGTCTCCAACTACACTAACTACACATTTTCGAGGGTCAACTACACCTCGTTTTTGGTTAACTCATTGAAAATCAAACATAGCTTCAAGTGTAGTTGGTGTAGTTGCTGTTTTTGCGAAAAATGTGGCTATAATATTTGATGAACTGTGAAATGCTTGATGTCAAATTGAAAGTGGATTCGCCGATGATGGCGGATTATCTGGCTTACCTGTTCCCGCCTGACAGTCCGGGCGGGCCTCTGAAAGTCTATGCCCGAAACAGCATAGGCAGGCTTCTCGTGGCTCATTGCAAGGTGGCGGAGGGTCCGGTGGCTCTGGAAGGCGACAAGGTCGTGGATCTGGAGTTGCCAAGCGACATCGCCACGGCTCCTATGAGGGATAAGTTCCTTTATTATGACAAGTACAGCACGGTGGCGTTGAATATGGCGATCAACGCCTTCTTTGACATCGAGTTCAAGCAGTACTACCTTGCCGGCTACGAGCTCGGAGTCCAGAAGAAGGACATAGTCACTGCGTTCATCGTGTCGAGGGGATTGTTCAGCACCGACTATTTCGACGCGCTGCACAAGAGGATCTACAGGCAATCGCAACAGACGCTGGACAAACTGGTGAAGAAACTTATCAACAAGGTGGATTACATCAACAGCAGTATAAACATAAACGGATTGAAAGATGATCAGAATCATTGACTCATTGCAGGCCCAGAGCCTTGACAGACAGGATGGAGTCTGGCATAAACTTGCGCTCGTTCCAGGGACCGCCACCATCGAGCGGTCGGAGAAGACGGAGGATGCCGGGAGGCTGGCCACCGTCAAGATCAACGCCACGCTTTCGGAGTCCTCGGAGATTATGAGGGACAACCTTATATTAAAGGTAGGATTCTGCCACGGGGACGATGAGACTTACGGCACCGAGGACTTGCCTCTTGCCTTCGAGGTCAACGAAACCAACACCTTGAAGCTGTCCAGCTCGTATCAATTCCCTGTCTTTTAGCGTGTCCTTTCCTTACGGGTGTCTCGCTGGTATCTTTGCGTAAACATTGATTAACAAGATGAAAGCAGACACATTCCAACTGGCAAGGGACATCGTTCAGGGAAAGTGGCTGGTCTCAAATCCGGAGCAGCTGCTTCCTATCGCTCGTGCTTTCCTCAGCAAGACTCCGGTTGAGATGGAGGTGAAGGCGGCAAGCGTCACCACGGTCTCCGACTCCGGTGCTCTGCCGGAAAAGGCCAAGCGTGTGGCCATCATCCCTCTTCACGGAACGATGACGAAGTACGACACTTGCGAGAGTTACGGCACAACGTTCATAGCTAAAAGGCTCCGGGAGATGGCCGATGACGAAAATGTCATCGGCATAATCCTGGACATAGACTCTCCCGGCGGCAGTTCGTCTGCCATCCCTCCGATGATCGAGGCGATCAGCCACGCGAAGGCCGCCGGAAAGCCGGTCTACGCACATGTGGACTGCTGTGCCTCCGCCGCCTACTGGGTGGCCTCCCAATGTGACGCCATCTACATGGACAACGACCTTTCCGAGGTCGGCTCCATCGGAGCCATGGCCGTGTTCATCGACAGCACGGCTGCCAATCCTACCACCGGAGAGAAGACTATTGTCATCTATGCCGAGGAGTCTCCGGACAAGAACTTCGCCTACAGGGAGGCTCTTTCCGGAAGGTACGAGGCGGCGAAGGCCGAGCTGAAGCCGCTGGTGGATCAGTTCAGGGATGCCGTCGTGGCCGGAAGGCCTACCATCCACAAGGATCAGGACGGGGTTCTCTCGGGAAAGATGTTCCTCACCGCCGACGCGCTGCGCCTGAACATGGCGGATGCCAGGAAGACCCTCCACGAGACAATAGATGCGGTCTTCGCACTTGCAAGCATTTAACCAATCTTTTTCATAATGGATAAGAAAACTCTCAACAATTCCAAGATGGGCCGACTTGTGGCCCGTCTCTTCGGCAAGAGCGAGCTTGACGTCAAGGACGGCAAGGTTTCCCTTTCCGATCAGGAGCGGCAGAAGGTTCTGGAGAACTACGGCCAGGACTTTCTCGACAAACTGGAAAGCATCAACCTCGATGTGGAGGGTGATGCCGTGACCCTTTTCGACGCGGCTGTAGCCGCCAAGACGGCGGAAGCAACAGCCGCGCTGACAGCACAGATCGAGAAACTACAGAATGACGTTGTCTCATTGGCTTCCGAGCCGGAGCCTAAGCCGGCTGCCACGGCAGTTCCTGCGTCCAAGGAGGCCAAGGTCTTTGCCATCAATATGGCGGCGGCACACAACAAGATCGTGAAGGAAGCCCTTGATTCCGTCAATCCTTACGCTTTCACGGCGATGGAAGACGCGTCTATCGACATCACGGATCTCAACGCCGAGTTCAAGATGACGATGCCTCCTAAGATGAAGTTGGAGCTCCTTAACAAGAGGATCTACAACGGATTCGATGACGCCAAGCATATGACCCGCATCCAGTCCAACACGGACTACATCGCAAGCGCGGCCATTATGTCCGAGGTCTCACAGCAGTTCACACCGAAATGGACTCCTAAGGGAGCGGCCAAGTTCACTCCGATCAGGATTCCTTATCGCCGTCACAAGCTGAACGTGCTGATCCAGCCGGCCGATGTGCTCAAGAGCTGGCTGCTCTATCTCTACGAGCAGGGCAAGACCATGGCGGACATGCCTATCTCCCGCTACATCATCGAGAATCACATCCTTCCTAAGGTGCTGGATGACATCACCATCTCGATGATCGCCAAGGGTAAGTTCATCGATGCTGGTGTTGTCGCTGACGGTGACGCGGGCAAAGCCGCCAAGAACTCGATGGACGGTTTCGAGACCATCCTTGTGGAGGGCAAGTCCGACGAGAACTGCAAGATCAACTACTACAAGGCGGCAGCCGACCCGATGGCGATGTCGGACTCCGAACTCCTCGCCTACATCGACGGCTTCGTTGACAGCATCTCCGGACTGTTCGCACACATCGTGACCATCCACTGCTCCGAGCAGCTGCTCACCCGCTACAAGAGGGCGGACTTCGCCGTCAACGGCAAGTACACCGGCGTGGAGAATGACGGAAGCATCCGCTTCACCAAATTCCACCTCGTACCTCTGAAATCGATGTACAACTCCCCTATCATCTTCGCGACTCCAAAGGAGAACTTCGTGGAGCTGGTTGACCTCTCAAAGGCGGAGAACTGCATCGTCAAGATTGAGGAGCAGAACTACGATGTGAAGGTGTTCGGTGAATATTCCCTCTCAACGGGATTCAAGATCGCCGAGGCTGTGTATGCCGCTGTTCCGGACGGCTACACTCCTGTCGAGAGCATCGTCTCCGATGTCCCGGACACCGACAAGTGGGAGAACGGAAAGAAGGCTGCTGACAACACCAAGGATCAGGGTTCAGAGACCAACCCGGATCAGGGTCAGGGCGGTGCATAACCAAATAACAAGCGTGAATTATGGCTTACGTTAAATCATCAATTCCAAGACCTGGTGACGGCGCTGGTTGCGCCGCCACCAGAAAATCACAGATCATCCTCGTAGATGTGGAGGATGTCGCCAGCGAACCGGCAAGAGAGGTTGGCAACTGCGTTGTAACTGGAAACCTCACATTGAAGACCGGCGCAAAGGCAATCTCCATCTATGCCACGGCTTCCACGATTCAGGTCACCGAGGAACTTTCCGGAGATCCGGACGCCGAGGGAATCAAGACCGGTATCGTGTTCGACCACCCGGGCAACTCAGTGGCCATCAAGAATTTCATCGAGATCTTCAAGAACCGTGGCGTGATCGCCATCGTGCAGGAGTGCGACGGAACAACTGCTGGCCGTCCTCAGATTATGGGACGTGTCTGCAACCCGCTCAGGTTGTCTCTTGAGACCAAGATGGACGGTGAGGCGACCAAGAGGACTCTTACCTGGAAGCAGGCGTTGCCTGACAAGTTCCTGGCCGGTGAATATGCCGGAGAGATGCCGGAGATCGCCGAGGACGCCACAAGCGCGACCGGAGGAGCTTAGCGGATGTCTGAGATCGACACAAAAGCCGTCGAAGGCAAGGTTGCGGGCAACCCTGTAAGCGGCGGAACGAATCTGGTTGTCTGTGCCTACGAGGGCACGGACGACCAGTTGTCCAAAGCCTGGGAGAAGATGACAGGTGTCAAGCCTGTTGTCATCACGGTTGAACCGGACGCTGACATCCGTGACATTCTTGCCGGAATCATCGCCGACAACAATATCTCCGATGATTTCATCCTCGTGCCGGCCAACTGCGTTCCTTGCGCCAAGATTTCCATCGGAGAACTGGCCACACCGCTTGTGTTCCTTGACGTTCAAGGCAACAAGGTTTTCAGCGAAAGGCTGCCGAAACCGTTCTCCAAGGAGAAACTGGTGGAGATGCTTCCGGCGCAAGACCAGACAGCGGAGGATTTCCTAAAGGACTACTTCAAGAAGAATCTCCATAGACCAATCGAGGCCGGATTCCGGTTCGGCAACATCGTGACTCCGGTCTATCGCGCGAATCCTTGCGAACATCTTGTCATCGAGGCGTTCGTCCGCAAGAAGTTCGTGTTCGCCACTCCTCAAGGCTATGCGGCCATCACACATCTGATTGACCAGTACCTGCTGAATGAGTAACGAGATTGACAGATGGATATGTTCGGGAGCCGAGGTCACTGAAGGACTTCGGCTCTTGAGCATATACGCGCCCAACAAGTGGCTCGACGCTCTTGTCAGGAAAGCGCCGAAGGAATATTCACACCTCCTGAAGAAAGCTTTGCTTCCGTTCGCCACAGAGGTTCCGTTCTCGCAGACATTGACGAAAGGCGGGCGGTTCCGGGAAGACTGGCCGTTCCTCTCCGAACCTGATTGCCCGACCGAACTGAAGGCCATTGCCGCGGATATGATCACATCGTGGCACAACTATGTCAACGCCCACGAGGATCTGTTCAAATGCACCACTCCGGAAGAGTGCTTCGAGGCCGCGGAAAAAACGGTAAGAAATTTTTATCAAAATTCAGTTTCCCGCACTGAATTTCAATACTACAAGGAGCATCACCGGATTCTTGGCAAACATCCGATTTTCGCCTTGACAAAGAAACTGGATAATCTGAGACGAATGCCGATCACCGAGCTAATCCGGAAAAGGCGCAATGTCCAGGATTCCATCTGGCGCGCGGAGCGGGAAATCAAGAAAGGCGACCGCCCTGACCTGAAAGTGTCAAGAGAGGAAAGGCTTTCCCGCCTGAAGATGACGCTCGATGAGATAAATCGAATGATTAAAGAATATGAAGGAACTGACAACCGAACTTCTCGATGATCTTTCATCCCTTGCGGCCATCGGCTGGACTGATGCCGAACTGGCCGGATTTCTTGACATCACAGAAAGGCAATTGGATGTCATCTTGGCTGATCCCGTCACGATAGATGATCAGCGGATCAGCAACGCCATCAAACGCGGCCAGCTGGAGAAGAGGGCCAAGATCGAACTTGCCGTTGTGCGTGGAGCTATGGGTGGCGACGCCGACTCCGTCGAGCAGTTCCGCGACATCGTCCGGGACAAAAGTTTCACCATCTCAAAGCTGGATCTGTTCGGCGGTGCCGAGAAAGAAGGCGCGTTCGAGAAGATTCAGGAATATATTGCTTCCGGATCAAAGGGCAACCTTTCCGACAAGGAACAGATCTACATAGACCTGCTGACGCTGATATATTCATTGGACGGCCAGTATGGCAAAAGGAGGACGATCAAGTTCCTGACCAGCGCCCCTTTCTGCATCCCCTACCAGCGTGCCGCGGACATATATTCAGAAGCCGTGGAGCTTTTCTTCTGCAACCGTAAGGTCTCCAAAGAGGCGATGCGCAACAAGATGGCGGATCAGTTCGACACACTCTATGTCGCCGCGAGGGACGCCGCCAAGACATCGAAGGACTATGCCGTGGCCGCTGACATCCTTGCCAACAAGGCCCGCGCCCTCCAGCTGGACAAAGATGATCCGGCCAAGCTTCCGGCTGAAATCTACCAGCCGATGTTCCGTCTGCTTTCCGCAACGCCAGAATCCATCGGACTTCCGGCAGCCAACCGTGATGAGCTGGAAAGGCAGATTGACACCGTGGTCGCTCCGGAGTCCGTCAAGAGACGGCTCAGGACCGATGCAGGCATCGTTGATCTCGACATCGTAAAATACCTTGAGGATGCAAAGGAAGAGAGTTAAACCTGAATCCACACAAGCCGCCTCCGTCCAGTACCAGAACCCTTTCGCCCAGATCGTGTCGCTGGCCGGCGCCTGTCAGAACCTCAATGTCGTGGGGCGTGGCGGAGCCAAGACAACCGACATCCAGGCCGAAAGACTGCTGGATGTCATCTATGATATGCCAGGAGCGCCCGTCGTCTGGGTGGCCGACACGTTCACGAACCTGAACGCCAACATCCTCCCTTCCGTTCTGGAGGGACTGGAGCGAAAAGGACTCCGTGAGGGTGTCCACTATGTCATCGAGAAGGAGCCGCCCACCTTTACAGATGCGGAAAAGGCTGATCTCCCGGACTGGCTGAAGCCCCATTTCTGGAAACCGTTCAACAAGCTGGTCTCCTACAAGCGCACCATCATCTTCTACACCGGCACCAACATCCGGTTCGGTTCCCTCGACCGCCCTGCCACACTGGCCGGAGCCTCCTACGTGTTCTGCTTCGGGGATGAGGTGAAATATTTCCGGGAAGACAAGATCTCCAACCTGCTGAAGGCAGTCCGTGGCTACAGGCAGGAATATGGTCACAGTGTCTTCTACCGAGGATTCAGTTTCACCACCGATATGCCGGACACCACGCACATCGGGGAATATGACTGGATCCTGAAATATGCCCACAATATGGACATCCCGGCCATCGTGCTTGTGCTGAAAGCCGGCCTGGTCTATAACGAATGCCTGCACGAGGCTGCCGCCGCCAAAGACAAATGGCTGAAGACGCACAGCAACGAGGATCTGAACATCTATCGGAGCAAATGTCGTGTGGCCGAACAATGGAAGGCACGATGGACGGAACTTAGGATGCGTAAGGAGGCCAGGACTTTCTTCATGCTGGCATCATCCTACATCAATGTGGACATCCTCACAGAGCAATGGTTCGGGGATGCCATCTCGGGTAAGCTTCCTGATCTGAACACGGCCATCCTCTCTATGCGCCCGTCCCTGGAATCAGGCGACCGCTTCTACACCTCCTTGAGTGAACGCCACTTCTATTATGATGGCACGGATGAGGAAGCCTACGATGGATTCGGACTGCTTGATCAGGAGGATTGCAGGGTGCTGAAATATCTCGATCTGGACAAACCGCTCATAGCAGGAGTGGATTTCGGGAATATGTGCTCGATGTCCATCGCCCAGAATGACACCGAGAAGGGACGCTCGTGCCTGCGTGTTGTGAAGTTCCTCTACACTCTTGCGCCTGAATATGTCCCTGACCTTGGAGAGAAGTTCCTCGCCTTCTTCGCACCTGTGAGGCGCAAGACCCTGATGCTGTACTATGACCGCGCAGGCAACTCCTACAAGTCCGTGGGTGAGGATCAGGTCGGCAAGTTAAAGAAGGCTATTGAATATGATGAATCCGGCCGCCGTACAGGGTGGACGGTGCAGCTTATGTCCATCAACCAGGGCAACATCGGGCAGCCGGAGGAATATTCATTTATGCAGGAGATAATGAGTGAGCGTAATCCACGGTTGCCGGTGATTCGCATCGACGCGTATGCGGCCAAGCATCTGAAGCTGTCATTGGAGAAGGCAAGGACTGTGGTCAGGAACGGGGTTGTGTTCAAGGATAAGAAAAGCGAGAAGTTACCGGTGGAGCAGCTGCCTACGGAGTCCACCAACCCATCAGACTCATTCAAGTATCTTGTGATGACCAAGCAACTCAGAGGCGTGGCCAGCGGCAAGACGATGCTGCCGTCCTCGGCGACGGATCCTCGTGCGGTCGGGAAAAACAAGGACTGAGCGAGGCGTGCGCCATATATCACCCTCGGGAAGGAATCGCAATTGCGATTCTTCCGTTGCGCGGCCCGGGCTCTTTTGCGTCCGAAAAAGTGCGTTTTTGCCGCGGCGGGGTGCAAGGCTTTGAACCACTTGATTTTGACGGGAATATATTCACAAAACAAGCCCGTTTGGCTGAAATAGCCGAGCCTTGGGCTGTAGTTTCCGGGTTGGGCGTGGTGTCCTTTTTATCGTCTTGGGAGGTGGCTAACTTTGTGATATGAACGTATATGAAGCATTGACGGAGATGAGGCGACTGTCAGAGGAAGACAGGAGCTTCAGCTTCTCGTTTATGAGCTATAACCCCACGAAAGGCACAAGCGACGGGATCGTCTATGTCCGGCGCGGGGTGTTGAGACATAGGGAAACCAAGGAGCACAACAAGAACGCTGACATCATCGAGGGCTACACGGATCTGGAGACCGGAGAGCCGAGGCGTTTCTACCAGCCGCTTCTGATGACATTCAACGGACAAAAACTGATACTCGTATGAGCAGAATCGAAAAAATATCCGACCACACATCCGTTCTGCGGCTGAACGATGGCCGGGCTTTCGCGCTTTCCAACAGGAGGGACAGCAGTCTGGACTCCGTGTTTTGGATGGCGCAACAGAGGAACTGGGAACAGTTGCCCCAGACGATTTGCGGACAGAAGATCGTGCCGTTCGGCCACGACAACAATCTGCCGGTGCACCTAAGGGACATCCTGGACGAAAACAATCTTGGTCCGGGAATCCTTGAAAGGCAGATGGGGCTTCTCTACGGGCAGGGCGTGTTCCTTAACCGGCTGGCTTACCAGGAAGGAAACATCGTGCATAACTGGGAGGAGGACAGGGAGATCCAGGCGTGGCTGGACAGCTGGGACTATATTAGCTACATCAAGGGGTGTATGACCGATTACCTGCATCTGAAAGGGTTCTTCGATGCCAAGTATCTGGAGAAAGGCCGGAGAATAGGCAGGGAGCCAAAGATAGCCTATCTTGAGCATATTCCTTCAAAGAACGCAAGGCTGGAGTGGACGGACAGCAGGGAGATCAAGGACGTGAAACACATTGTTGTCGGGGATTTCGAGCATTCCTGCGTGGGGACGGGCGTAAGGGTCTATCCGGTCTATGACAGGAAGAATCCAGGACGGTTCGGAGCGTCGGCATCGTACAACCACACATATTCATTCGCAAGGGATTTCTATGCTGTGCCTCAGTATTGGGGAGCGTTGCGCTGGATTGTCAAGGGTTCGGAGATTCCGACCATATTCAAGTACGTGACGGACAACGGAATCAACCTTGCTTATCTGGTGAAGGCTCCCAAGGAGTACTGGGAGGAAAGGCGTGACCGTCTTAGGATGGTTCATCCGACTTGGGATGACACCAAGGTGGAGAACGAGATCAGCCGGTTGACGGAGGATCTGCTGTTGCAGATGCAGGATGTGCTCAGCGGCAAGGAGAACGCTGGAAAGTTCTTCTATTCGCTCGATATGCCGTCTGAAAGCGGCGCGGGGCGTGTGTCTTGGTCCGTGGAGGCGATAGACCAGAAGATGAAGGACTTTGTGGAGGCTCAGTTGAAGATCTCGGAGGCTTCGGCATCTGCGATCACATCCGGAATGGGGCTGCATCCGTCGCTGTCGAACGTGATGGTGAACGGAAAGCTGGCTTCCGGCTCTGAATTGCTCTATGCGTTCAAGCTGTTCCTGCTTTCGGATACGGAGATCGCCTCACAGACGATTCTGGAGCCGATCAACCAAGCGATAGCGTTCAATTTCCCTGGAAAGGGGCTGAAACTTGGGTTCTTCCACAAGCAGTTGTCGGCGGAGGAGGCCCTTACTTCTTCGGCAAGGGTTAAAAATCAGTGATTATGATGGATTTGTTCAACAGAAATCGGGACGGTTCCAAGGAACTTGAGGATCTGACCGGCCAATGGTACGCTTCCTCTCCTTTCAGGCTGATCGAGACGGAAATCCGGTTCGCCACCGATGAGGTGGCGCGGCTTGTGAGTCAGGAGGTGGTCAAGGAGGCCGCTGAGGCTTACGATGAGGATGAGAAGCCGGAACTTGTAGCCGCTGTAAGGCTTCCGGTGGCGTGTCTTGCGTTGATGCGTTACGCCAAGCTTTCATCCGTGTCACACGAATCTACCGGACGGAAGGTCAAGATCGATGACAATGAGAGAAGTCCTTACGAATGGCAGATAGACAGGGATGACAGGGCGATGAGGGAGCGGTATTTCAGGGCTCTGGACGCTTTGTACACCTACTTGGAGACTTCCGGCAACGAGAACTGGAAGGCTTCGGCCAAGAGGACGATGACGGGCGAATCCATTGTCAGGAATATTCAGGAGTTCGAGGCTGTCTATCCCGTCGATGGAAGCTACTATATCTATTATCTGCTCCAGGCGCTTGTGATCGAGCGGCAAAGGGCGGTGATAGGGCCGTTCGCGGGGGATAAGTGGGCTTCCATAGCTGACGGCTCGGCTGACGAAAGGGTGCTCTCTCTGGCCAGAAGGGCGGCCATACTGAGCGCCGTGATAGTGGCCGGAACGAGGTGGAGCCTTGAGGTGTTTCCTATCGAGATCGCAAGGCGGTTCTCCCCTACCTATCAGGGCAACAAGTCCAACCGTGTGGCCACGATGGATGAGATTGACTGGTATGTCGGCAATCTGAAAAGTGAGGTCAAGGACGCTTTGACGGATTTGTCGGCTCTGATCAGCGAGGAGAAGGTGAACCCTAAGCTTTTGCCTGTGAATGACAGGAGGAACAAATTCTTTACCACCGAGTGATGAACACGATTGAGGTTTTCGAGACCGGTAAGGTCGTGCAGGTGCCTGGCTCGTGGAGTGAGATGACTCCGAAACAGGTGCGTGAGGTGTTCAGGATCTTCGAGTGGTGCCTTAGGCACGGAAAGTCTCCGTTGGAATTCAATGTGAGGGTGCTTTGGATGCTGCTCGGGGTGCGGAGGACTGTCAAGGGATGGTTCACGGACATATTCAATGGCTCTTCTTCTGTCAGGGATGAGAATGTCTATCGGATGTGCGAGACGTTTCTGGGCTTCCTGTTCTCGGAGGAGTCGGCTGCGTTGACGTTTGATTCGGTCGCGAATCCGATGCCGGTGGTCCGGTCGGGGCTTGTGAGGCTGTACGGTCCGGGGGAACTGCTTCAGGATCTGACTTTCGGGGAGTTTCGGCACGCCTCGGCGGCTGTGAACCGGTTCTTCAAGAACCACGACATCGCTGATCTGGATGAGTGCATCGCCTTTTTGTACCGTGTGCGGTCAAGGAAGGCCAATCGGGCGGGGCGTTTGGTTCCCGATGTGGACCAGCGGAACGCGCGGAGGCATATTCATAGGGCATCTATGTTGAAGGGGTGGCAGAAGAATCTTGTGATGATGTGGTTCGCGGCTTGCTTGAAGTACCTTCAGTCGGGTGTTCTGGAGATTAACGGGGAGGAGGTTGATTTGTCGAAGTTGTTCGCCGGGGATGAGAAAAGTTCGGGGATAAGCTTCGGGTGGAATGATCTGTTGGTCGAGGTGGCTAAGGAGAACACGCTTGGCAACATTGACAGGGTGGATGAGGAGCCGTTGTTCTCGGTGCTGTCGATTATGTGGCATAACTATAAGGAGAGAAAGAGAAATGAGCAGATTATCAAGGCTTCAAAGGCTCACTGAGTACCTTGCGGGATTGAAGATCCATTCTTGCTGGTGTTGTGGGCACATCGATCCGATTTGCACGACCGCGCAGTCGGACGCCACTTCCAAGCTGGCGCATCTTTCGGGTGTGCAGGTGGTGGTCGCGCGTCCGGAGGTGCATCAGCGTGGGGATTCCGATTCGTTCCGTGAAGAGCTGGGGACGGTGATCTTCGTGTTGGAGAAGGGGCTTGGGCTCGACAAGACGGAGGAATCGGAGAATGAGCAATATTCACGGCTTCTGGAGATTGCGGATTTGATTCTGGCCTACATCACGGAGGAGGCTTCCAGCTATAATTGTCAGTTGGTGACGGGTTTGTCGCTGGCTTCGGCTGATGTAGTGCCTGAGGCAAGCGTGTTCGGAGGTTGGAGCGGGTACAGCATCGAGCTTGCGTTTGAGTGATGGATGTCAGGGCGCGTTTCGTAAGTGAGGTCCTTCAGGATGAGGGTCAGCGGCTTCTGAGAAATCAGGGGAAGGCCATCGAGGCCAAGGTCAAGAAGCGTTCCGGGCGGTTGGAATCGTCCAGGAGTGTTTCGGTGACCGGTGGGAGCGGTGCTTCGGGGACTTTGACGTTCGTGCACGTGGCCTACGAGCGTTTTCTGGATATGAAGCGTCTCCAGCGTGGCGGCAAGTCCGTCAAGAGCAACCGCAAGATCCACAATCGCTATGTCTTCGGTGCTTTCGCCTCCATCGCCGAACGGCTGATGTACGAGTTCACGGAGGATGTCATCGCCCGGATCAGGGAGTCGGAACTGGGGCGAACGAAGTGAAAATCAAGCGGGAAGTCTTGATTATTTGGCCCAAAGTTTGTTTCTTTGTAAACACATTCGCAATACAAATGCAATACGGCAAGACGGTGGAGTGATTTTTGCAAGAGGTAGAGATAACACGTAATTCTGATTGAGTATGTTCTGGGGTTCTTTTGATGTTCCGATAGGAGTGATTATCCTCGTTCTGCTGGTTGTGTTCTGGAAACCGGTGACAAGCAGGATTTTATTGTGGGTATTCGTCATCATCACGTTCCCTTTTGTCGCATTGTGGAAAGGCATAGAGAAATTAGCAGGAATAGATGAAAATAGTTGTGAGACATCTGATGAGGACGCAAGAGAACTCGCACTAAAACGGAGGTGGCTGATGAAAAAGGTTGTCCTCGCAGCGACTGGTTTTTTGGTACTGTTCGCGGTCATTATCTGGACACTTCCGCTATTCGACATCCACGACTGGAAAGTGGTCGGCTGGCTATCACTCCCTGCCTTCATTTTAACTGTCATTATCGCAACCAGAACAAAGTTCTTTGATCCTCCAAAGGTGGGATAGCCAACATCTATGTCCTTTTGCAGCCGCTGATTAGCGGCTATTTTTGTGCCATAAATCACGTGAGATTATGGCTAAAAGAATTACTGATGAGGATCTTCGGCTGAACCTGATCATCAATGGGGACGGCGGCAGGAAACAGTTGCTTGAACTTGAAAGGCAAATAAACAACACAACAACCGCAATTGAAGAGACACGGAAAAAGATGACCGCTTTTGAAGTGGCGGGAAAGAAAGCCAGTCAAGAATATCAAGATTTGAGCAAGTCTTTGGAAGTTCAGCAGGCTTCACTGAAGAAATGCCAGTCTGAATTCAAGTCCCTTCAAGAAACAGTTCCTCTTACAAGCAAGACGATGAAAGAGCTTAAGCATCAAATCACCGCCACACGAACTGCACTTGAACGCGCTGTTCCTGGCTCCGATAATTGGAACCAGTTAAACAAGGCACTTCAAGAATTAAAAACAAGATACAAAGAGCTTACCGATCAGTCTAAAGCCGTCAGTTATACAACGTGTGAGATGATGGACAAACTTAGCAAGTATGCCATTTCGCTCACATCAGCTTTTAAAGGAGCCGCTAATGTGATTAACAGGTTCACTGGTGCACGTGATGCGTTTTTAGCCTATGACGAGGCGATGACGGATGCGATGAAGACCACGGGGCTGACTAAAGATGAGATTTCGGAACTCAGTGAGAAACTCAAAGGCATAGACACAAAGACAGCTCAGAACGAGTTGCTTGGACTTGTGCGGGCCGGCGGTAAGCTGGGAATATCCGGTCAGGAAGACTTGTTGGGATTCGCAAAGGCCGCCAACCAGATCAATGTGGCACTTTCCGAGGATCTTGGCGGTGATGCGGAGGCCGCCATCACGGAGGTCGGAAAGATGGTCGATGTGTTCAACCTCAAGGATGAGTTCGGAATCGAGAAGGCGATGCTGAAGGTCGGTTCGGCCATCAACGACCTGGGAGCCGCGTCAACGGCCAACGAAGGCTACATCGTGGACTTCTCCGGAAGGCTTGCCGGTATCGCACCTAACGCCAAGATCAGCATCGACAAGGTTATGGGACTTGCGGCCACGCTCGACTCCCTGCACCAGCAAGCTGAAACTTCATCCACTGCGGTAGGGCAAACCATAACCAAGATGTTCGAGAAGACAGAGACATTCGCGAATATTGCAGGAATGTCTTTGAAAGACTTTTCCGACCTCTTGAACAACGATGTGAACGAAGCGTTCATCCGTGTGCTGGAAGGAATGAACAAAGGCGGTGACGGTGGAATGAAGGCCATCACCGAGGCGATGGTAGATATGGGACTGAACGGTTCACGCGCCATCCAGGTACTCGGTAGCCTTTCAAAACAGACGGAGACATTGCGGCAGCAGCAATTGATCGCGGCCGAGGCTTTCAACGAGGGTACCTCAATCACCAACGAATATGAGCTCAAAAACAACTCGCTGACGGCCACATTGGAAAAGCAGAAGAAGGCTCTTATGGAAACGACCGTGGAAATAGGAGAGAAAATGAACCCTTTGATGTCTGAAAGTGTCGGACTTACGAATATGGGGCTGAAAGCCGTTTCCGCATTGATTGGCCCTATGGTCAAGTATCGCTACCAACTGGCCGAGATTGCAGCAGCCATATTCATCTATAACCAACGGGCGAAACTCAAGCTTGCGTATGACAAGCTGCTGGCATTCTGGAGCAAGGAGAACAGAGACGCTTTACTGAAACAAGCACTTAGTCTGAAGGGTGCAAGTGTCGGAACCGCTGCCTTGTCATTGGCTCAGAACCTTCTTGTCGGCAATACCAAGGCTGCCACTATTGCATTCAAACGCCTCGGTTTGGCCATCAAAGCTAATCCTTTCGGGCTAATCCTAAGTGTCATCACCGCCGTGGTTGTCGGTATAACCTCATTTGTCCGGCGGTCCAAGGAAGCCACCAAGGAAATGACAGAGATGCGGAAAGCCGCCGCTGACACAGCCTCTGAAATCAACAGGGAAAAAGATGCGGTGAATAGGCTGAAGGATGCAGTCACCTCGGCGACCATCGGGTCAAAGGAAAGGGCGGCTGCCATCAAACAGATAAACGATCAGTACGGTTCTTACCTTCCACACCTGCTTGATGAGAAAGCGTCCAATGATGAGGTTGCCGCGGCTCTTGGCATTGTCAATGACAAGCTTTCCGAGCAGATAAGGTTGAAAGGGATGCTGAACGCCAAATCCAAGCTGGATGAGGGGCTCCAGGACAGTACCGTGAAAGCGGCGGAGAACATCAGGAATGCCTACAACAAGACACATAAAGACTCCAAGATGAGCGAAGATGACTACCGTGGCGTTCTGGAATCGATTGTTGGATTCAGAGACACGATGATATCAGAGACATCATCCAGTACCGACAAGGTCAACGCTGCGGCGGCGTTGAAAAGAAGCCCTATACTCAGAGATTTCCATCCTGATGATTTGGCGAAGAAATTAAGTCCCGTCTCTTCCGGAATAGATAAGTATAATTCAGACGTGAAGACATTAGAGGCGTTGTATGGCGTAAATAAGAGGAAGAATAGTAGTGTTACTACGACATCCGGGACATCAGCCTACTCAACTGCGGATAGCGATGTCACAACAACTCCTGACAACAAAACCGGAAAGCAGCAGTGGTCATTGAGCAATGATGAGGCGTTCATGAAGGCTAAGGCGGAGCTGACGAAGCAGTTCAATGAGAAGGAGATTGCTTCGCAGGGGGAATATGACGATAGGATTTATGAGCTGGAGGTGGCTACGTTGACGGCACGGCTGGCTGCTCATAAGGAGAAGGGGGCGGAAAGAGCAAAGATTGAGAATGAGTTGCAGGAGAAGATCAAGAAGCATTCGGAGGATGCGTTGAAGAAGCGGCAGGAGTACGAGAAGAAGGCGGCGGATCTGGCCAAGGAGGGAACGGCGATCATCAACGAGGTGGAGACGGACAAGACAAAGGCGGCGATGGATGGTGAAGAGGTTCGGTACCAGGCGGAATTGAAGAAGTTCAAGGAAACGCAGGTGCTGTACGAGAATCAGGCGGCGGTGCTGGAGGCTATCGAGAAGAAGCATCAGAATAAATTGTTGAAGATCAAAGAGGATGCTTCGAATAGGGAGTTGGCGCTGCTTGAGGCTAAGCACAATGTCAAACTGCAAGAGATTCAGAATGACTATTCCAAAGTCGTAGCCGAGGAATCCCCGAATTCTGTTGGCGTTATGAAAGCAAAGAGAACCAGAGATGACACTCTAGTTAAAGAGAATTTGTCTTATCAGAATGTCTTAAAAGATCGTCTTCAACAGATAGTTGATACCGGAGGATTTGACGGCATCAAACTTTCAGAAGAAGAACTGGAAAAGTACAGGTTGAAACTTGAGCAGGTCACCGGCAAGATCAACGAATTAACCGCAACGCAGAAGAAGAGCAATGCGGGAATATTCGGGGGCACAGGCAACGGAGAGTTGTTCGGTGTGTCGCAAGAGAAATGGAACCAGCTTTTCGCCAACATCGCTACTGGCAAGGCTGGCACCGAGGATCTGCTTACCGCTTTGTCCGGAATCGGCGGGGCGGCTCAGGAAGGGTTTAAACTGGCAAGCCAAGCGATCGCTCTTACGGCTGCTAAAGAACAGCAGGACTTCAAGCGGTACCAGAAGGACAACGAGAAGAAAAAGAAGGCTCTCAAGTCTCGTTATGATGCCGGTCTGATGTCTCAGGAACAGTACAATGCAAGGGTCGAGGAGATGGAAGCCGAGGAAGAGGCCAGACGTGAGGAGATGGAAATCAAGCAAGCCAAGCGTTCCAAGGCTCTCAGTTTGTCACAAGCGATCATACAAACATCTTTGGCTGTGATGAAGACCTTTGCAGAATGGGGCGGATGGCCGGCGGGTGTGGCTCCTGCTGCCATTATGACGGCATTGGGCGCGGCTCAGATCGCGATGATCGCGGCGCAACCGATCGGTGCGGAGGAGGGCGGCTTCGTGAACACTCGCCGGGCTCAGGATGGGAAGGCGTTCAAGGCGCGGTTGTCTCCGGACAAGAGAGGGTTCGTGTCCTCCCCTACCGTGCTTGTGGGTGAGAATGGCGGGGAATATGTGATTCCGGCTGATGGGTTGAGCAATCCGACGTTGCTGCCGTTCGTGGCTACGATGGAGGAGGCTCGGAAGGCTGGAACGTTGAAGAGCCTGAACTTCGAGGCGGTCTATCCTGTGGGGGCCGCTATCGGCAGGGAAAGCGGCGGGTTCACTGGCACTTCGACAAGCCCGGTGACTGGAATCGGCTCTGGGGCTGGCGCCGTAGTTTCGGCAAGGTCAGCGACCGATGAGAAGTTGCTGGAGGCTATCGAGCTGCTGAACAAAAGGCTCTCCGTGCCTATCAAGGCGGATGTGTCGATGCTGGGGAAGAACGGGATCATCGAGCAGACGGAGAAGTACAACAGGGCGAAACGCCGGAGTACCTACGGCAGGTAGCGAAAGTTTTTCTGCATTTTTTTCGCAAAACTCTTGGAAATTGAAAAACGAAGTTGCATATTTGTGGTGCGATACATATTGGATGGCACTCTTTAGCGGCTGATTTTGTCCCGTTATTGATTGCTGACATATTTTTTAGAGAGTTTTTGTCCTCTGTATGGTCGTCATTGGCGAAAGCCGTGACTGTACTAGCCGCAAGGCTTCCAGTATGTATCGCAGACCTATAGCAGAGGACATTTATTTACAATTAGTTATGCGATACACTAATTCAAACAACGCGGCTGTTGCCGCAGAAAGCCACAAGATCGGGGCTGACTCTTTCATCATCGAGACCAGGATTGAACTGTTCCAGATTGCAGATCGATTCTCGGAGTGGGAAAAGCAGATGTACGAGAAGAAGGAGTTGCTGATGGACGGAAGGTTCGACAATGAGATTCGGACGATGAATGCTGCGTTCTACCAGTTGGATGAGGCTCTGAGAAAGATTCTGAATGAGGAGCTGGAGTTCGACATCCTTAGGCACGGCAAGACGGTGGAGTGATTTTTGCAAGGACTTGTCTGACAATTAATTCTGAATGAGTATGAGAAAGGTTATTTTAGTTATCGCTATACTGTTGGTTGGCTTCAGCGGGGATTGCTTTGGAAGAAAGCTGGCGGATCCAGACACGCTTACATTCAAGAAGACATATTCGATGCCGGGAATGAGTGAAGATGATATTTACGTTTTCACGGCTGGATGGAAAGCCCCTTGGATGGAGTTCTATGGGATTCGTGACAAGTATGGAACTGGTGGTAAATGCTATGCTTGTCGGTTCTATGGGGAGAAGTTGGATAAGGTCACAGCTAATATATTCTCTAAAGTTTATCTGGTTTTCCGGGATGGGTCTTTCGATTTGATATTCTCCGATATTTCCGCAAGCTGGAGGCACAACTATATAGATTGCTTGTCTTCACAGGATGACAGATTCAACCGCAATGTGTTTTGGCGAATGTCGTACAGTATGAAAATCCTTGACCAGATAAGGGAGCGTTCCAAGGAGTTGTTCGAGATAGTCACCGCCTCGATGGACGAGTACCTCAAGGTCGGCCCGCCGGTGGAGATGAAGAAACTCTGACAACATTGATTATCTGGCAGGAAAATTGTTTATAATTATAAATCTGTACATTCATTTTTTTTGTATTTACAAATGCAATACAAACGATTTTTTTGTTATCTTTGCAACGCAAAGGAAGAAATAATGACATATTATGGCAAGAAACACATACGTCCAGCAATTGGAAGCATACTTTAACAGGACTTCCTTAGAGCAACAAGAGAAAGATTACAACGATCTTCGAGAGTTTAACCAAGTAGGCCCGACTGTTGACGAGTATATTCAGCAACTGGAAGGGCTCTCTGAAATGCATCTCGTTGAACAACCTATAATGAATCCAGAGTTTTCTCTGGATTTTTTGTTATTAACTTAGCACCTCATCAATTTATGGAGAAAAGTGTAAGCAAGGCAGCGTTTTCACTGCGTGCCTATAAATTCGTAAAAGTCGAGATGAATTTGGATTTCAAAGATCCTAATCCCAAGTATTCTATCGAGATTCTTCCATCAGGGATTATTATGCCTGACTCTGGGATCTATCAACTTACATTCACATTTAAGGCGAAAGTAGATGAAAAGGAAATCGTTAACATAGTTTGCAAAGCGGACTATCAGTTCAATATACCTATGGACATTAAGGATATTCCTGAATATTTTTACGCAAACAGTATTGCTATAATTTTCCCTTATGTCAGAGCGTTCGTAAGCACGGTCACATTGCAAGCCAATGTCATCCCGATGCTTATACCGACTCTGAACCTCAGCAGTTTAAGCGGTGAATTAAAGGCTAATACAAGTGTAAAGAAATGAGCAGGGCACGAGACGTATTTCAAACATTAAGCAATCGGGATAATGCTGATGAGGTCGAAGCACACGGGCCGTATTTATGTAGTTCAGCACGTGCATGGTTGGGAGAGGGCTATTATTTCTGGGATAGCTTGATTGAGAACGCTCATTGGTGGGGACATTCCGTTTATAACGATGACTATTTTATCTGTCAGGCGTTATTCCGCTATGAAGACGATACCATTTTTGATTTGGTTGGAGACCCTCTTCACTTGAAAGAATTACGTGAGGTTTCCTATTTATTGAAATCCCACAATATGGATTGCACAGTTGCAGGAACTATTGAATACCTAAAAAGGCAGACTACTTTCTCAAGCGACTATGTTGCCATTAAGGCACGTGATGAGTTTCCTGGTCGTGTCGTAGCAAGAGTGTTCTTCAGAAATGACAAGCCTGAATTTATCAACACCGAGCCACGTATTCAGTTTTGCATACTAAAACGGAGACCCCTCCCTGTCAGCGAATACAAGATCATCTATCCACCTGAATATCGTAAAGACTCCATTCAAGATATTCTTCCTGTCGTGTAGTTATATTTGGTCTTGCGATTGTCCTTTGTGGCCACCTGCGGGTGGCTATTTTTGTGCCATAATGAGTTCGTTATGGTTAGGATATTGACTAAGGATTTCACGGATCTGGATCTTACGAAGGGGTTCGAGTTCCAGATCGAGATGGAGAACCCGATGCTGGACGAGGAGCATATCCCTTCAGCTTTCAGCACGCAGATCTCGTTTCCACCGTCGCCGGTGAACAGGAAGGTGTTCGGCTACACTCCGGCGATGTTCCTGGCTCCGAACGTGAAGAGGCTGGAGGCCTCGGTGTGGATCGGCGGCGTGCCTTTCGTGACCGGCACGTTGGTGTACGACGGCATCGAGGACGGGTGTCTGATGTACACGTTCACGGAGAAGATGGTGGAACTGGAGGGGAAGATCTGGGAGAAGAGCATCCTGGAGTTCGACACGGGTTCCATCCCAAGCACCCTCTCGAAGTTTTCTACGCCGCTGCTTATTAACAAGACAAATGTTGCAATACAGCCATATTCGGTGATCAGTAGAATTCCCGTGTCAGGTGAGCCAGGTTCAGCAGGCGCTACCACAGGGCAACTAACTGAAGACGATTACCTCTACAGGAAGAAGTATTACAATTATTACAATGCGTCAGAGAGTTTTACCTATAATACCTTCATTCCGGCTATTCCATTGAGGGTCATCCTGGCAGGATGCTCGGTAAATGTTCCTAACGACATGCTACTCCGGAACGGATGGGCTGAACTATCCATTCTTGGTAGATACCACGAATTCTTGTTTGATGACGTGGTGAAGCCGAACAGGTGGCGTGACGTGGCAACATCGGGAACAAGGCCACCGTCAACCGGAAAGCCCACAAGGCGAGGATCTTCTACTCCAGGAAACAATAAGATCACTGATTTGGCCTCGTTCCTTCCAGACCTCTCTTTCGCTGAGTTGATTAAAGGTCTTTGTTCGATGTTCTGTTCGACCATATTCAACGACGGCGGAAAAGTTAGAATGATAGAGAATAAAGATGTTCTTGGCTATCCTGTCGAGGATTGGGAAGAAAAAATAGAGGACGATTATTCTTCTTCGGAAGAGAAAGCCGTATCTTATAAGTTCGGCTATGGCGACGATGGAATCTCCTATGACACTACAAAGCTAACCCAAAATATGGAAGACGGTCGAGTAGAAAGAATCCAAGAGGGCAATGTGGACGGCATACTGGCGCACTTTTCGTCAAGTGAGGATTATTCGGTGGTCTTCGACGAGGCTACTGGTGATGTCTATTCTGGCCGCAAATATGACGGAGTCGTAAGGAGACAATATAACCCAAACAATGGCGTGATCGTTCCTGTAACGGAAATAGCGTATGAATGCGACTTGCTTTACAAAGGGGCAAAGCCTGTGGAAAACCATGTGGAAGGCGCAGACACATTTGACAATAGCACCGAATTTATGACAGCGGGCTGCGTGCCGGAAAAATTATTCATTTCCGACACAACTTTTCCACGGAGCATGGCGGCTATAATTGAACCGAACGATGTTGGAAAAGAGCGTGACAACAAGGTCTACATAGGGGTGTCATTTGAGGATCAGTTTTTCAGCAATGGCATATTCGCCCCTATCTCAAAGGCAGACTTTCAGTTTGTTGGAACCGAAGACCTTACTCCCGGCGGTCTCTGGGAAGAATATCACAAGGCATTCGCCCAGTGGCTGGGAAAGACGAGGCAGAGGGTGGCCGTGGACGTGAACCTCACGCCTGTCGAACTGCACAACTTCAGGCTGTACAGACCGGTGTACTTCAGGGGGAGGAAATGGATCGTGGCGAAGCTCTCGGTGACGGTGGCGGCGGGTTCGGACAGGGTCTCCACCAGAGGCGAGTTCATCGAAATCTGATGTCCTTTCTGAATGGGGTCTCCAGGTGTACATTTGTCCTGGGTTGGGGATGATATACCCTGCCATTGAAACACGGATATGGAATTTACAGGTAGCATACAATTCGCTGACGAAAGCTCTTGGCTGACGCTGACCACGGAATCGGATGACACGGTGACGATCTCCGTCAGGCTCAACACCTTTGTCCCCAATCAGGAGGTCATGAGTTTTGAGGTGACTCCAAACTCTGGCATAGTACGGTTGCCGGCGGGGGAAATACTCAGGGTTCTGAAAGGCAACGGTGTCGGGATGATTACAGGAGTATTCGCAGCCACGCAAGGCACGTCGTCTTGCTCGTACAGTTTCAGTGTGCTGCCTTGCCGGAAGTTCGCCTATAAGTCGCTTGCCGCGACCATATTCACGACAAGGCCGGAAAAATCTCCTGTCCATGTCGGAGCCGAAGACAGACTCTGGTTCTACAGGATGGCGGGTGATGTCTCCACCTATGTCAGATTTAACTATCTTGCCGGAGGCTCATCCAGCAACTACGAGCTCAGTCCCACGTATAGCATTAATCTGAAATATTATGACCTTGACATTTCCGCTGACACGATGCTGGCGACCGCTTCCGCAAAGGGGCTGGACGTGTCAAACATAGTGTCCTATGATGTTTGGATAGAGTGTTCCGGAAGCAAGTCAACGGTATATTCTTTCGTCATCAAGAGGATGCGGTTGCCACTGAAGACGTACAAGTTCCTGGGGCGGCGAGGGACGTATGAATATATTCACGCAACCGGGAAGTTCAGCCGCTCGATAGAGTCGGAGACGCAGGTGTTCGTGAATTCCGGGATAGAGCAGGAGCTGGAGAATGACTATTCGATGACATTCGAGCAGAACTCCGGGCACATCGACAGCATCGGGATGAACGGGTACTGGCTGGAGTTTCTTGCGGCCAAGGAGAGGTACATCATCGAGAAGGATGGTTCGGAACGGGCTATTGTCGTGGACGAGTTCAAGACATCGCTGACCGATAGGACTGTCAGCAGCATGACGTTCAAATGGCATTATGCAAACCCTAACAACACTGTCATTGACAAAGTGGACATCGACATCACAGGACTTGGCATCCTCGGGCCGTCCACCGTGAACGATGTAAGCAACACGGCGCAGTTCCAGGTGACATATTCACCGTCGAACACGACACAGCGGAGCATAACCTGGAGTGTGGTGAGCGGTTCGGACTATGCGTCCATCGATGGCAACGGGAAGCTGACGGTAAAGAGTAACGCAAAGGGGAACGTGGTCAAGGTCAGGGCGACAAGTACAGACAAACCAAACATCTACGCCGAGAAGTCAGTGAACGTCACCTATTTTTCGGCTGAAGTCAGCATCAGCTTCCAGAAAGACAGCATAGAGGTCGAGGCAAAGGCCGGCACCGTGACAAACACGTTCACCACAACAGGACTCACCAACCTTCGGGTGTCCGCCTCCGGAGGGATGGCCATAACCACGGGGCCGTCGATCACCGGTTACCTCATCGGGTTCGCCTATGCGGAGAACACGGGCAATTCGGCGAAAATGGCCACGGTCACCCTGACAGGAGACAGAACGGACGGCAAGGGAACCTTCTCGAAGTCGTATACGGTCTTACAGAAAGCGGCGGCATCAGCCGAAGATCCATCGTGGGATCTTCCTTCTTCATACCTCGGAGAATATCTGACCTTGAATCCTGCCGGCGGCACCTTTGACATAAACATAAGCGATCCGGCGAGAGCAGGTTGGAGAGTAGTGTTCGATAGTCCTCTGACGTTAGAGTCAGGCTCTGCGACCGGAACAGGCCAAGGGAAACTATCGGTCAGATACCCTGCGAACGACACCGGTTCTTCGCGCAGTTTCGAACTCCTACTCAAAAGCGGCGTGAGTTATTTAACAAAATGTGTCGCCAAACAAGCAGCCAAGGCGGAGACTCCGAAAGCCGACCCGTCCTGGAATTTGCCTTCAACCTGGATCATCAAAGCCGACGGAAGCAATGCTCCATCTATCCAGGTCACCGACAACGACAATGTTGGCTGGAGGTTAGTCCTGCCGGATTGGATCCAGACGGAGGGCGGCATGACGGAGGGGACCGGCACGTTCTCCCTGATGACGGCGGCGGATGGCAACGACGGTTCGGAAAGAACCGCGGAACTGCGGCTCGTCAGCACTGACGGCAACACAACCTACGCCGTATGCAGCGTATCACAGAAAGCGGCGGCATCTCAGGAACCGTCAATCACATTCTCCACGAACAGTGCCACGGTTAAGGCCACGCTCACTGTTTTGACGAATCCGATGTCCTACCAAAACCTTACAGGTTTGAACGCGACAGTGTCCGGGGAGCTTTCGGAGGCTGCGGCCACCATCGAATCCGCCGCGGTTAAGGTTACTTTCGCACAGAACACCTCTTCCTCCAAGCGCGTCGGGACGATCACGGTAACAGGAACCAGAGCGGACGGCAAGGGAACATATTCGAAGTCGTTCACGATTGAACAGTCGGCGGCAAAGGCCGCCACATGGGATCTCCCGTCTTCATTGACATTTGAGGCGGGTGGCGACGGAGCGATTTTCACGATAACGGACAAAGACAGCGCCGGCTGGAGACTGACGCTTCCGGACTGGTGCCTTGTCAGCGACGGGATTAC